GTGGCAAACACTGAGGTGAATGGTAGCGCGCTGCTGACCGAGGCGGAATCCTTCGAGCTCGGCGACCTGATGCGCCTGCACGGCCTCGACCACTCCCGGTCGACGATGCTCGACCTGCAGGTGGGTGATCGGTTCTGGTACCTCGGCGAGCACCTCGGCGTGCTCTGGGTCGGTCCGATCGAGCTGTACGAGGGTCGGACACGGATGCGGGAGATCGCGTTCATGCCGGTCGCCGGTGGCGTGTACCGGACGGAGTGGGTCACGGCCGGCCTGCGGCTGATCGGGCCGGTCGACGTGGCCACGCCGGAGCTGGCTGCTGCTGCGGCCGCGGCCTGGTCGACGATGTCCGGCAGCCTGCGGGCCGAGCTGGTGCGCCTGCGGGCGGTGGGCCCATGACCCGCCCCTGCGTCAAATGCGGCACCACGGAGGCCGAGCTGGTGCATCCGCGGTCGCTCAACGAGTCACTCAGGAGCGTGCGGCCGATGTACTGCCTGCCCTGCGCGAACGTCGAGGACGCGGAGTACGCAGCGTCCATAGCGAGGCTGCAGGCGGACCGAGTACACGCGGTCGAGGCCGCGCAGCCGGCCTCACTTGAATCGCAACTGCTCACGCCGGGGCAGCTCCGCAATCGGCCTCGGCCGAAGCACTTGATCAAGGGGGTGCTGAAGCTGAGCTCCGCGACGTGGCTAATCGGGGCGCCGGGGTCGTACAAGTCGTTCGTCGCGCTGGACTGGGCTGCGCACGTGGCGGCCGGCCTGGAGTGGCGGGAGCGGAAGGTCGAGCAGCGCGAGGTGCTCTACGTCCTGGCCGAGGGCGCCGAGGGCTTCCAGGATCGAGTGTCGGCATGGGAGAGGCGCCACGGCACGGACCTGGACAGCCTGCTCATCCTCCCTGTGCCGGTCCAGGCCCGTGGCGACGACAAGTCGAGCGTCTCCGCACAGTGGCGCGAGCTGGTGACGCTGGTGGCGAAGCGGAAGCCGGGCCTCGTCGTGCTGGACACGCAGGCTCGCCTGAGCGTCGGCATGGAGGAGAACAGCAACTCCGAAATGGGCGTTTGGGTCCGCGCGGTCGACATGATCAAGAAAGCTGCGGACTGCTGCGTCCTGGTCGTGCACCACACGGGGCGCGCCGGTGGCGACGCTCGAGGTGCGTCCGCGATCGACGGTGCACAGGACGCGGAATGGCGGGTCGACAAGGACAAGAATCTCGCGTTCACGCTGAGCTGCGACAAGATGAAAGACGGCTCGGACGACGCGAAGTGGTCATTCATCATGGACGTCATCGACCTCGGCCTCGACGATGACGGCGACAAGATTTCCTCGCTGGTCATCGGGCAGCAGCGCGACAAGCGGACCACGGAGCCCGCAGTGGAACAGGTTGAGCTTTCCGTCGCCGAGGGACGCTCGACAGACTGCTACGGCGTGGTGCATCGCGTGCTTGACCAGCTCGATCCACATCGCTTCGGGATGACGCTTGCCGAGGTTATTCGTGAGGTCAAGGTGGCCTGCAAGAGCGCGAAGCGGGAGCCGTTCAAGGATGCCTCCGTGCGGGCAGCACTGAACCACGGCAAAAAGCAGGGCGCAACGGACAACGCGGGTCGCCGCTGGCGGCTCACCGAGCCCGCCGAGGGGCTGGAAGATGGGCTCTTCGGAACCGTTGCGGCGACCGTTGCCGACCACGGTTCCGACCACGGTTTGCCGCAACGGTCCGCAACGGTCGACAACGCTTTCGCCATACCGCCGCTGAGCTGGCCTAATACCGATACTGACAACGGTGTGCAACGGTTGACCACGGTCAATTAGCACTCTGGACAACGGTCTTCCCCACCCCTATAAGGGTGGGGAACCGTGGTGCTCGCAACGGAAGGCGAAAAACCGTGATCACACCTCAGGGATATCCGCTGTGGGTCGTGCACACCCACCACAACGGCACGCTGCACACGGAGCCCGTGATCGCCTGGCTCATCACCGAGGGCGACATCACGCGACTACCCGTACCCATCACGCCCACGTGCGGCGAGCTGAGCGAGGATCACGGCGGGTACCTCGGTACCGAGGCCGAGGTCGAGCAGTTCTGGCAGGACATCGCCAAGAGCGGACACACCGGCGAGGCGAGGTTCTAGTGAGCAAGCAGTGGTCAGGCGGAAGCGATACGCGGTGGCGTGGCTTCCGCCTGACCATCCTGGAGCGGGACAGATGGACGTGCACCATCGCGGGCCCGAAGTGCACGGGCGCCGCGGACTGCGTGGACCACATTCAGCTGCTGTCCCGAGGCGGACACAAGTACGACCCTGCGAACTGCCGGGCATCATGCTCAGCGTGCAACCTCGGTCGCGGTGACCGCGAGCCGGTGCCGCAACCCGAGCACCGTGCACTGCCATGGTGGTGAGAAGAATGTCCGAATTCTTCAAGATTCAGGGCACCCCAACCACCCGCTGAAGTGTTTTTCCCTCCCCGGCGTCCGCCAGAAACCGGCCGCCCAGGGGCCCCGATTAGTTCGGACCGTAAAAACGAATATGGCCCATAGGGATTAGGGTTATGAGTGGTCGTCGTACGCCGATCGGTACTCGGCCAGCACCGGTAGCGCCCGGGCACCATGCACGGCGAACGCGCCGGCGTACGCAGCGTCGATCGGCGCCGGGCCTCTGCGGGAGAACCGCCAGCCGTCGCCCTGCGGGAGGCGCTCGCATAGCGCCACGTGCTTGTCGAGCAGCGGATCGAACGGATGCTGTAGCTGCCGCGCTGCGGCCTGCTCTTCCAGCCCCATGCACGCGCGTACGACATCCTCGCTGGCGAGCATCTCCAGTCGGACGCCAGCGGGCCACCCGGACCGCTGTTGCAGCTCGGCGGCGATGGCCGCGGCCGGCCCACCGCTCTGGATCAACAGCTTCCGTGGCCGCGCCTTTGCAAGCAGCCCGGGTAGGTCACGCCGGAGCTGCGCCCGGGCATCGTGCCCCTGCCACTGCTTGACGACCTGCAGGTGCGTCGCGCCGTCGATAACGGCCGCCGCGGTCAGCGTGGCGTGGGCCGCGTCCTCGTGCGCGATGTCCAGCGCCAGCACGAGCCGGCGCCGGTGCTGCGTGATGTCGACGACCCTGTCTGGCCGCACGCCGCACGCCGCCCAGTCCTCCGGGCGGATGGCCGCGTCGAGGCGGTCGACGCGCACGCACATGTGCTCCGTCTTGTGGTCCGCCAGGTCCCGGCCGCCGGCCGCTTTCGCCGCCTTGCCCTTGCCGATCAGCCAGTCGATCGAGACGCGGTGGCCGAGCCCCGGGTTGGACTTGATCAGCTGCTCCACGTCCTCCGGGTCGGCGTCGCTGTCCGCCCGCCAGGCGGCGAAGTACGTCCGTGGGTTGCCCTCGCCGGTCTGCGCGAATAGCTCAGCCGCGTCGGCTTCCGTGTGCAACACCGTCGCGTTTTCGTCGCCCTCGTTGGAGATGCAAACCGCCAGGGCGCCGGCCTCGGTGCTGGCCGCCGCGGCCATCGCACCCATGGCCGCATTCCAGCAGTCCCGGTTCCTGTGCTCGCGCAGCTCGTCGCAGATCCATCGGTGCAGCGTTCCGCCGCGGCCAGCCCGCCGGTTCGGGGCGGCGAACCGGTACTTGCTGCCGTAGCTGTTGAAGAACGATTCGTACCCGTTCGATGCTGTTGTGTGCTTCCCCGGGAGGGTCTCCGCGAGCGCCTCGTTCCCCTCCATCATCGTGACCACTTCGTCCCACGATCGCTTCGCCTCGCCGCGGTCCGAGGACGTGCCGAGGATGGTCGGCACCTGCTCTTGCGTCATCCAGTAGGCGATCAGCAGTCGAGTCCATACCGTCTTGCCGTTCTGGCGAGGGACCATGATGATCGCGGTGTCGTAGATCGGCCGGCCCAGCGCGTCAAGCTCGCCGAGGTGGATACTCAGGCGCTTCTGCCACGGGTCGAGCTCGGCGCCGATGTAGTCCACGAAGTCGATAAAGTCGTACCCCCACGAGGCGTCCTCGTTGGTCTCGAGGTCGCTACGGCGTGGCGGTGTCTCGATCACCGGAACTGGACTTCCGTAGACGACGGTTTCGGAGTTCGTCGAGGCCGGCAGCTGCAGCGGGCTTGTCATCGCGCTTCTCACCGCCCCTCGACGGTGCGGCCGCCCGGGCTCGGGGCGACATCTGCAGCGCCTCGAGCGCGGCCAGCAGCGCGCCGGACGTCTTGTAGTCCACGCCGCACTCGTCCACCTGCCGCGCCAGCACCAGTGCCAGTTCAGCGGTCGCCTTGTCGCTGTCCGCCGGAGGCTTGGCGCCGAGCGCGGCACGCACCGCCTTCTCCATAGACCCTGCGCTGCGGAATGCCATGCTCCGAGAGTAGTTGCTGAAGCAGCAATGAGGTAACCTCAGCATCATGGGCGCGAGGCTGCGGGACGCACGGGGACGCTTCGCGTCGCCGACGAACGCCGTCGCCCGGCCCGTGACCGATCAGCTGGTCGCCTCGATGTTCTCCCCCGGCGGCCGGAGCCTCTCCGGCGTCAACGTCGGCGAGCGCGAGGCGCTCGGCCAGTCCGCGGTCTGGCGGGCGGTCAACCTGATCGCTGGCACGCTGGCGAGCCTGGCGCTGAAGTCGTACACCGGCGGCAGCACGGGCGAGGCGCGCAAGCAGGTCCCGAGCATCTTCGACAACCCGGACCCGGACGGACAGACGCCGTTCGAGTGGAAAGAGACTGCGTTCGCGCAGCTCATTCTGCACGGCCGCTGCGGTGCCCTGAAGGTCCGGAACGCGGCCGGTGCGCTGGTCGCGCTACCGCTGGTGCCCCCGTCGGCATTCCGCGTCGAGCTGCCCACCGCGGCCGACTCGCAGCAGCCGAGCGGCGGACTGTGGTTCTGGGTCACGCTCGACAACAACTCGCAGGTCAAGCTCGACGGCGACGACTTCTGGTACGTCCCGGCGCTGTCCATGGACGGCAAGACCGGCATCGGCATCCTCGACGCGGGCGTGAACGCGCTCGGCACCGCAGTGGCCGGCGACGAGGCTGCGGGCCGCTCGTTCTCACAGGGCGCGTTCATCAGCGGCATGGTCACGCCGGAGTACGACGACGACGTCAACGACACCGACCCCGTCAAGATCCGGCAGGACCTCGACCGGGCGGTGCTCGGTGTGGAGAACGCGGGCAGGATCGCGGTCATCGCGCGCCGGCTCAAGTTCACCCCCTGGACGATGACCGCGCAGCAGGCGCAGTTCATCGAGTCTCGCCAGTTCTCGATCGAGGAGATCTCCCGCTACTCCGGCGTGCCGCCGCACCTGCTCATGCAAACCGACAAGCAGACCAGCTGGGGCACCGGTGTCGACGAGCAGAACCGGGGTCTGAGCAAGTACGTGCTCGGGCACTGGGCGAGCCGCTTCGAGCAGCGCGCCTCCCGGCTGCTGGCCAACCCGCGGTGGTGTGAGTTCGACTTCGCGTCGCTCGAGCGGCCCAACATCGCCGTCGAGATCGATCTGCTGGTCAAGCAGGTTGAGGCAGGCCTACTGACCAAGAACGAGGCTCGCGCCATCCGCAACCTGCCGCCGCTCCCGGAGCCCGCTCCCGCCCCGGCGCCGCCGGCCGACGACGAGGGGGACGACGATGCGCCACCTGCCGAGTAACCTCGCCGCGCTCCGCGCGAGCTGGCGTGCCGTCAACGGGGTCGCGAACCACGACACCCCTTGCTTCACCGTGACCAACGCCGCGGTGCCGAAGCTGACCGTGTTCGGCATGATCGGCGGGCTGGACAACGACGCCACCGACTTCGTCCGGACCGTGCACGCGCTCGACGCCAAGGCGATGGACGTGCACATCAACTCGCCCGGCGGATTCGCATGGGACGCGATGGCGATGTACGAGGCGCTCCGGTCGCACCCGGCGAAGGTCGCCGTCAAGATCGATGGCCTGGCGGGCTCCGCCGCCTCGTTCCTGGCGCAGGCCGGCGACACGGTCGACATCATGACCGGCGGCCGGATGATGATCCACGATGCCGCGGTAGTGGCCGAGGGGAACCCGGCGGAGCTGCGCGAGATCGCCGACATGGTCGACATGCTCAGCGACGACATCGCCGACATCTACACCGCGCGAGCGGGCGGCAGCCGCGCCACCTGGCGTAAGGCGATGACCGCCACCACCTGGTACTCGGCGGCCGAGGCCGTGGCCGCGAAGCTCGCGGACCGCGTGACCGGCGGCCGCGACACCAAGACTTCCGGGCCGGACAACCGGTCTCGGCTCATCACGGCCCGCGTTCGGGCCCTGACAACCCGGGAGGGTTGATGCGCACCATCGAGGAGATCACCTCCGCGATGACCGCGCTCGTTGACGGGGCTGCGGACCGTAGCCTCACCGACGACGAGGTCACCGAGTACGAGGCCATGGAGACGGAGCTCAAGGGCGCCCAGCGCGACCACGAGATCCGCAACCGCAACGCCGCGTACAACACCGTCCCGATGACGGCCCGGCCGGCCACTGCGGTCGTGACCCGCGAGCCGCTCCCGTACAACGTGGCCCGGACCTCGGGCCGGTCGATCTTCCAGCCGGGCACCAACGGTCACGACTTCTCGTCGGACGTGTTCGCGATCATCAACCAGGATGGCCGTGCGCCCGAGGCGGAGAAGCGCGTTAGCGCCCTGCTCGGCGCGGCGTTCCGCCCGCGCAACGACGTTGACCGCGCCGACACGGCCGCGCTCAACCCGAACCGCTACGCGCCCGAGCTGTGGCAGCCGCAGATGGACTACGCGACCCCGCTATGGGACATGATCGGGTCCGGCCCCACGGATGGCGCCCCGTTCGATGTGCCGAAGTTCGGCTCCTCCAGCGGAATGGTCGGCCCTGCCACCGAGGGCGTCGAGCCCGCCGCCGGAGCGGCCGCCTTCACCATGCAGACCATCACGCCCACGCAGGTGTGGGGCAAGGTCGAGATCACCCGCCAGACGGCGCGGCGCGGCGGCCGCCCGGAGCTGTCCGGGATCCTCTGGGACCAGATGCTGCGGGAGTACTACGAGGACCGGGAGGCCGCGGTTGCGACCTTCCTGAACACCCTCACCGCGGCGGCGGACATCGCCATCACGGCCGGTGCCGGCACCAACGCGTCGGACCTGATCAGCGTCGGCGACCTAGAGGCGGCCATCGCGTCGCTTCAGTTCGTCCGGGGCGGAAACCGCTTCCGGGCGTTCGCCGCGCACATTGACCTGTTCAAGATGCTGGCCCGGGTCAAGGACACGGCCGGCCGGCCGCTGTACCCGATGATCAACCCGACCAACGCGAACGGCACCGCCGAGGCGCTCTTCAGCTACCTCAACGTCGCCGGCACCCGCGTGGTGCCCTCGTACGCGCTCGGCGCGACCGGCACCGCCTCGGCGAACAGCTGGCTGTTCGACCCGCAGAAGGTGCGCGGGTGGGCGTCGGCGCCGGAGCGGCTCGAGTGGAACTTCGGCGCGACCGTGCAGACCGCGAATATCCCGCAGCTCTCGCACGTGACCATCGGGATCTACGGCGACATCGCCCTGGCCAACCTCGACATCAACGGCGTCCGCCAGGTCACCTACGACCCGGTCGCCTGATCCACCACCGACGACGAGTAGCAGGAGGGAGGCGGCCGTGGCCTGGAAGCCGGACTACATCACGCTTGCGCAGCTCAAGCACTACCTGAACATCACGCACGCCAACGGCGATGCGGAGCTGGCGATCCACGTCACGACCGCCTCTCGCTGCGTCGACAACTACACGCACCGTCAGTTCGGCGTCGTGGACGCTCCGGCGGTCCGCGAGGTTGAGGGCGTGTGGGACCGGCGGCTCGGCAGCCACGTCTACGAGATCCCGGACCTGGCCACCGCGCCCGTCGAGGTGCTCGACGAGTCCGCGCTGGCGGTCACCGGCACCAGCCTCTACCCCCGCAACGCGGTGGCCGAGGGACGCGTCTGGACGGAGCTGCGCTCGCCTCGCGGTGGCGTGCTCACGATCGAGGCGCTCTGGGGCTGGCCGGCCGTTCCGACCGAGGTCGTCAACGCCGCGCTGCTGCAGGCGGCCCGCCTGGCGAAACGCCGGGACTCACCGTTCGGCATCGCCGGGTCGCCGTCGCAGGGCACGGAGATCAAGATGCTCGGCGCCAGCCTCGACCCGGATCTCCGGACCGCGGTCGCCGGGCTGCGCCGGGAGCGGTGGGCGGTATGAACCTCTCGGCGATCATGGATGAAGTGGCCAGTGTGCTCGGCGAGATCACCGGGCTCAACGTCTTCGCCTACCCGCCCGCCACCCTCTCGCCGCCGGCCGGCTACGTCTCCTACCCCGCGTCCGTCGATTTCGATGCGGCGTACGGCCGGGGCGTCGACAGGATCACCGGCCTGCCCATCGCCCTGCTGGCCGGCGAGCCCACTGAACCATCGACCCGCGACCAGGTCGCCACCTGGGCGGCCGGCGCGGGCGGTCAGAGCGTCAAGGCGCGCATGGAAGCACACACCTGGACGTCGTGCGACGACCTCACGGTCACGTCCTGCTCATTCGACGTCGAAACCGTCGCGGGCGTCGACTACCTCGCCGCGGCGTTCACCGCAGACATCATCGGGTCCGGAAGGGAATGACCGTGATCATTCGCGGCAATAAGACCGAAGTCGAGCTCGACGGGGTCGAGCTGACCGACTACAGCAACAACTCGCAGCTGGAGTTCTCTGCGGACTCTCACGACGTGACCACCTACGGGAATGACTCGCACGTCTTCAGCGGCGGTCTGCTCAACGGCAACGCCACCATCTCGGGCTTCTACGACTCGACCGCCGTGACCGGCCCCCGGGCCGTGATCAAGCCGCTGGTCGGCACCGTCGTTGAGTTCGTCCACCGCCCCGAGGGCACCGGCACCGGCAAGCCGCAGGACGTGGTGCAGGCGCTCGTCACGAAGTACACGCAGACGCACCCGGTCGCCGACATCGTCACGTGGGCGGTCGATCTCCAGTTCTCCGGCGACGTCGACAGTGACCCGCAGGCCAGCTAACCAGCACAGAGGAGCGCCACTCCATGAGCACCGAACACGCCACCGCCGACGACCTGCTCGCCGGGGAGGACGAAACCCGCGACGTGACCCTGTCCGGCGGCAAGGTCGTCACGGTCCGAGCCCTGTCCCGTTACGAGTCGTTCCTGATCGCCAAGACCTCTCAGGAGGGCGACGGTAACGACTACGAGAACAAGGCGATCACCACGGCGATGATCTCGCCGAAGATGACCGAGAAGCAGGTGGAGGCGTGGCGCAAGCGCCCCTCGGCGGCCGGCGATGTCGCTCGGGTGTCCGACGCGATCCGCGAGCTGGCCGGCACCAGCGAGGGAGCCCAGAAAAGCGACGTACCTGCGTCTGGAGACTGACCCGGCGTTCCACTTCGACTTCATCCTCGCAGCGAAGCTGCGGATGCCCGTTGCGGAGATGCGGCGCCGGGTCTCGCAGCGCGAATGGATGCACTGGAACGTCTACCTGGCACGTGAGCAGCAGCGCCAAGAGCTGGCGAACAGATGAGAGCGGGGTGAACGATGCCGGAGTCAGTGATCAGGATCGAGGGCCTGGCGGAGTTCTCCCGCAGCCTGCGCCAGCTCGACAGTGAGGCGCCGAAGCAGCTCCGCCTCGTGCACAACGAGGCAGCGAACCTGCTGATCAAGCGGACCACGCCGAAGGTCCCCCGGATCAGCGGCAACGCCGTCGCCTCGATGAAGGCCAAGAGCACCAGGACTTCCGCGCGCGTATCGGTCGGCGGCCGTCGAGCCCCTTACTTCCCGTGGCTCGACTTCGGCGGCCGCACCGGGATCCGCGGTTCGGTCGTGCGCCCGTTCTACCGAGAGGGGCGCTACGTCTACGTGACCCTCGCGGAGATCACCCCGGAGATTCAGCAGCTGCTGCTCGATGGCCTTACCGAGGTGGCCCGTGGCGCCGGATTGGACGTGGACTGATGGCCGGCAACACCGTCAACCTGGAGTTTGCCGGCGACGCCACCAAGCTGGCCGCGGCCAGCAAGAAGGCGGAGCAGTCTCTCGACGGCGTGACCACGGCGTCCGACGACACCACGGACAGCTTCAAGAAATCCGGCACCGAATCGGCTGACCTGACCACGAAGCTCGGCAGCCTCGGCGCAGGCGTCTCGGGCGTAACGGACGCCTTTAGTGCGGCGTCCGAGGGTCTTCAGGCGGTCGTGGATATCCAGAACTCCGCGGATACCAAGGCGCAGGAAATGAAGCGCGCTCTCCAGGACGTGAAGCGCGCCCAGCAGGACTACAACACGGCGATCCGCGACCAGAAACAGGCGCAGCTCGACGCGGGCGTGGCCGCGATCGATCTCGAAGAGGCAAATCTCGACGTCGCGGACGCGCAAGAGGATTACGACAAGGCGGTCAAGAAGCACGGGAAGAACAGTGACGATGCCAAGCGCGCCATGATCGACCTTAAGCGCGCGAAGCAGGACGTCAAGCAGGCCACGGAGGACAGTAAGCGCGCGCATGACGACGAAAAGACCGCCATGCTCGACCAGACCGACGCACAGCTCGACCTGACCGAGGCGGAGAAGGCGGCCAACCCGCCGGACATGCAAAAGTGGGCCGATCAGATCGCAATGGTCACCCCGCTACTGTCCGGACTGATGGCGGTCGTCGGGCTGGTCACCGCGGCCCAGCTGGCGTGGAACGCCGCTCAGCTGGTCTCGCCTACGACCTGGATCATCCTCGGCATAGTCGCGCTGATCGCCATCATCGTGCTGATCGCCACCAAGACGACGTGGTTTCAGACCGCCTGGAAGACCGCGTGGGGCGCGATCAAAGACGCCGCTGCTGCGGTCGGTCGGTGGTTCCGCGACACCCTGTGGGGCAAGTGGATCAAGGGCGCATGGGACTCGATCAAGAACAAGGCGATGGACGTGTGGGAGTGGATGAAGACCCTCCCCGGCAAGCTCAAGACCTCGTTCTCCAAGATCAAAGACTTCATTTTCGCGCCGTTCAAAGCCGCGTTCAACCTGGTCGCCGACGCGTGGAACAACACGATCGGCCGGCTGCACTGGTCGGTGCCCGGGTGGGTCCCGGGGGTCGGCGGGAACAGCATCTCGGCGCCGCAGCTGCCGCACTTCCACTCTGGTGGCGTGGTCGGGGGCCCGCCCGGCAGCGAGCAGCTCGCCGTGCTCCAGGCTGGCGAGCGGGTCACGCCCGCAGTGGGTAGCGGCGGCGGCGGCGGGGAGCAGTGGCTCCGGATCGACATGGGCTCGCTGGGCGCCGCGCTGCTCGACGTCATCGCGCCGGAGGTCGCGCGGCGCGGCGGCCGAGCGACGTCGCTCGGCGTCAAGGTCGTGGGCGGAGCGCTGCGGGCATGAGCCAGGACGTCTCCCTTCAGGTGCTGCTCGCCGGGGTATGGACCGACGTGCCGCTCTACACCGCGACCCCTGCCAGCTTTTCCTGGGGGAACGAGGCGTACGGCACGTCGTGGCCCTACCCGTCGGAGATCACCTGCGAGATCGACAACGACTCGCTCGATTGGGACCCGGCGCGGCCGGAGTCGCCGATCTACGGGGTCGCCGGCCGCGCCACCCCGGCGCGGCTGCGGATCGACGGCACCACGTACGTCTACGGCGAGGCGAATTCCTGGGTGCCGGACCGGACCCCCGAGCACCAGCCGGGCCAGCACCGGGGGCGATCCTGGGTCTCGTTCACCGCGAACGGGCAGCTCGATCGGATCTCCGGCTGGACCGACCCGGTGCGCTCCCCTATGTTCCGGACCATCTCCGCCCGGGCGACGTCGCTCGGGCATTGGCCCCTCGAGGACCCCCGGTACGCGCGCACGCTGACCAACACGCTCGCCGCAGGTAAGGCCGGCACGGTCAAGGGCGCGCCCTCGTTAGAGGAGTCGGAGCGGCCGTTCGGCGCGGCCAGCACGGTCCGCCTCAGCGCGGACACCCAGTTGGCCGGCACCTTCAAGTCCGCCAGCAGTACCGCTGGCTGGCAGATCTCTTTCTCGTTCCTGGCGGACGCGCTCCCCGGCTCGGGGGTCTACGGCCGCATCCTGCGGTGGACCACCAGCAACGGCTACACCTGGCTCGCGGAGTTCACTGATACCGCCTGGCGGTGGTCGTGCGCCGACGTGAACGGGGTCTCGCTCCAGTCGTCCAACATCACGTTCACGGCGGCGCCGCCCACCAGCTGGGTGACCATGCGCTTCAAGGTGTCGCAGTCCGGCGGCAACGTGGTCGTCGAGCCCGCCTGGTACCAACAGGGTGCGACCGCGCCGCTGGGCACCACGGACGGTTTCGTCGGCACGGTGGGCGCGCTGAGGGGCTGGTGGCACGATGGGAACGCCACGGCGGACGGGAGCTGGCTCTCGCACGTGTTCGCGGTGACCGGCGTCGCCGACGACCTGCAGTCCGCCGACGCCCTGATGGTCTTCAACGGCTACACGGGGGAGCGCGCGCTCGACCGGTACACCCGAAACCTCGCGGACATCGGCCTGTCCGGCGGCGCTTTCTACACCGGTGGCGTCGCGCCCTCGACCATGAAGATGGGCCCGCAGCCCATTGACACCGTGGCGAACATCCTGAAGGACATCGTCCAGACGGACGGCGGCCGAATCAACGACGAACCGACCGTGGCGGGCATGCGGTTCTTCACCCGGCGCGGCTCGTACTCCCGGACCCCGGACGCCACGTTCGACTACGCAGCCGGGCAGATCGCCATCCCGTTCCGCCGGCTCACCGACACCAGCAACGTCGTCAACACGATCACGATCAAGAACGGCGACCAGGGCGAGTACACGGCGTCGCTGACCAGCGGGCTCAACTCGACGCAGCCGCCGCCGGCCGGGATCAGCGAGAAGCGCGGCTCGCTCGACGTGAACCTCTACGCCGCCTCGGATGTCACCGAGCGGGCGAATTGGGAGCTGGCGCGCCTGACCACCGAGGGCCCGCGCTACGGGGAGTTCACCGTTGACCTGCTGGCCAACCCCGGGCTGATCGCCACCGTCGCCGCGCTCCGGCCCGGACACCATGTCGTGATCACCGGCTACCCGCCCGACGATATCCACCTGCTGGTGACCGGTATGAAGGGCGTCACTGGTGCGATCGAGCGCCGGGTAACGATCCAGGTCGAGCCCTACGAGGCCTACCGGGTCGGGATCTGGGACGCCACCGATTGGCGGTGGGACACCGCGACCACCACCCTGGCGTCCGCCGCTACCAGCACTGCCACAAGTCTGGCGCTGACCACCAGCAACCTCGCCGATGTGCTGACCACCGCGCCCGCGTCCCTGCCGCTCGACCTGATGATCGGCGGCGAGCGCGTCACCGCGACCGCGATCACCGCACCGGTCCCATCCGGCGGCACCTATCTCCAGACGATCACGGCCATCCGGTCCGTCAACGGCGTGATCAAGGCACAGAGCGCGGGCACGCAGGTGACCGTCAACGACTACAAGAGATGGGGACTGTGAGATGAGCGCAGGCGACAAGGCGTTCTGGTCCGACGTGGCCAACACGATCTACGTGCCGATCTGCCGCCTGATCCAGACCACCGCGCAGTCCGCCGCGTTCACGAACAACGCCGATGTCCTGATCACGTTCGGGACGAGCTCGGAGCTGTTCGATACTCACGGCTGGCACTCGGAGACGACGAACAACTCCCGGATCACGCCGAACATCGCCGGGATCTACGAGGCGGTCGGCGCCGTGTACTGGGCGGCCAGGGCGGACTACACCACGCTCCAGGCCTCGATCAAAAAGAACGGCTCGACCACGCTGGAGACCCCGCACCGGGTCGGCCCGAACGCCACGAACACGGTGCGCTCCGTCCACCACTCGCCGGTTGAGATCGCCATGAACGGGACGACGGACTACCTCGAGCTGTACGGCCTTCAGACCAACACCGCGGCCGCGGCGGCCAGCACGTTCGTCAACGCCACCTCCACGTCGTTCTTCCGGGTGAAGTACCTACGGCCGCTGTAG